GGCGCAGGACTTGGCTCTGGACTTGGCGTTGGCGCAGGTGTCGGGCTTGGTGTTGGCGCAGGTCTCGGACTCGGTGCAGGACTTGGAGGTTCACTGGTATCATCGGGTGTAGGAGTAGGAACAACATCGGCATTACGCACTATTATTGTTGTTTGTATAGTATGATTAAATGTGCCGCCGCCTGTGGCAGTTCTTGTAACTACAATACTTCCTGGGAATGTTCCATCCGCACTACCTGCATATGAATAATCTACATAGAATTCCTTACTTTGTGCTACTGTAAGTGAGGTTCTCGTTGTAAAAACTCTACCTGTGAAATTCATCGATCCGCCAAAATCACGTAAATCAGCAGTATGATTAATACCTGTAGGATTATTAAAGGTTATAGTTATAATACTAGTTGTTATGTTACCGTTATTAGTAACTAAAAATCTTGTTGCAGCCACGATCACTCCAAATTTATAAACTATTTAGCAGAAAAATATCACTTACCTTGCTAAAATTATCAATCTAGATGAACTATTATTTGCAGACTTGATTGTACCAGTTTTGTCCAATAAACCGCCTAATGTTACAAGCATTCTACGATTTTCTTGATCCGTCGCTAGATTGAACATGTCACTTGCATTAGTTTTATTAATCATAGCAGTCGGTATTATAATAGTATGATTATAGTCATTTGATGCTTTGACACAGATATAAACCTCTGCGTAATTATCTTTTATGTATTGCCAAGTATTAGGATCAGGTAAAGTAAATATAGTACCATTAGTAGTTGCACTAAATGCTATATTAAGTAGTTCATCCCATGCTTCGTGTGTAAAACGTTTTTGAATAGCAATTATATTGGACTTGTCTGGTCCAGAACCCATGTATGCTGTTGAAATTGGTTGTCTTGCCATATTATGTTAATTGGATAATTGATTCAATAGCAGTTCCATTGTCCAACTTAAAGTAAAAATACAGTCTTGACTCTTTTGGCTGCTTTTTATTAGGATCAGGATCTATAAAGGTACGTTTAGTATCTAATGGATCTATTTCTATATCTGTTTGTAGTATAAACTCGTTTTTATCGATGGCCGTTTTATTTGCTTCTCTGTTTGACGTTAAATTCCAAAGAATTTTTTTGCCGTCAGGTGTGATGTCAAATTTAGTTTCATCAGAATTTGATATCGGTGTCATGGTTGGAACTAATTCAGGTATCGGTATTCCGTTACTATTTGGATTTACATTTTTCAAATTTAAACGTGTTATCCTGTAAGAATAATTATCAGTATACGGCAACTTTGACGAATTTAACATCGAAATAGGATTATCGAATTTTATTAAAATACATTCATCAGCGTTGATTTCAGAGATGACCTGTTTGCCATTAACAATGACACTAGGAGCTCGATAAAAACAAATTTGATTAAACTCTATGCCGTTTTCTATGTTGACATATCGTTTAGTTATAAGAAATAACGAACTATCATATTTTGTTATAGTCTTAATTATCTTATTATTAGGATCAGTGTTCCCATTGTAATCTATCGTTTCTTCATCATCTAGAATAACATAGTCTAGAACATCTGCAGTCGTAGGCGGCAGCGGGACGCCTTGATTGTTATATATTGTAGTTGAAGTAGTATATTTTCTAAGATCAGGAGGATTATCTGGAGTTTCCCGAGTAACTGTTATCTTATTGTTTCCTGGCAACGTAAAATCTTCGTTTTTATGTACTAAACGCAAACAGGCTTTTTTAACTGCCATAGATACGTCATATGTTCTGTCATCAAACGGAATTACTTTATCACCATCGATAGCAAAAATTCCTTTATTAACGTCATCTGCTTTCCAATATATAATATCAGGAGTTGTTGGGTTTTCAATTAACACAGACCAGTCTAGTTCACCCCTAACAAACATTGTACCACTATCAGGTAATATTATTTCCATGTCATTACCGTATTCTGGATTTCTGCTATAAGTTAGACCTTCGGTCCATACTGATGCTGTTGTGTATGCAGGATTAGAATAGAATTGTATTTGTTTATTAATTAATTCAAATCCAAGTCTGTACGCAACACCTCTAGATAATTTTAAATCTGTGACTACTGTTCCATTAGTATCATATATATTTACAACCGTACCTTCTTGTTTGAAAGTATAAATGTAATTAGAATAACCTCCAACCGGATTTACTGTAGGGTTGGGAGTATTGAGAGTCGGGCTTCCGTTTGGATCCCAACCTATATATTTCGGATCTCCTGTGATTACTACTTTTTCATAGCCAACAACATCTCCGCAATAATCTAATATAGGTTTAGTTGTATAATTAACAAGAGTTCGATCTCCATTTTCTATCACAGATTCTATGTCAGCAGGTACCATAGACTTTAATACATTTGTGTGTAATATACCATTGGCATCTTTTACAGGATAGCCGTCACTGATACTTTTGACACGTTGTATATTTTTTGCAGTATTTAATTGTTCATTTAATCCAAGAGGATCTGCTAGATTCTTTTCTAATCTTTTGATCTCGCTGTTCATCCTAGCTGTTTGGGCTCTTAGATTATTTGCAAATGCATTTAACGCAGGTGTCATTCCTAGATTAGAATCTTTAGCTTGCTTAATTGCCGCTTTAAGATTTTTTAAATCCCCGGGCATACTATTCCAGTTAATACCAAAGCCTTTGCCGCCACCACCCAAACACATACTTGGATTGCTTAACTTACCCAATGCACCTAAAATGTTGTTTGCTTGTCCAAATAAATTTGCATTCAATTGTGCCAATAAGTCTGGGATCTTAGGCGCACGAACTGGACTAGGACACAAGCCACCTAGACTGAAAACATTATTAACTTGTCCAAGAGCTTGATTAACACCTTTTAATATATTGTCATATCCGCTGATGGCTTTAAATCTATCAATAGAGCCGGCCATGCCCATTAAAGCACTTTGTAAACTACCTAATCCACTGACACCCGCAACATCTTTGAATAAATCATCCAACGCAAGCTGAGCACAAATTAGTTTGCCTTTAAATAAATCTTTTAATCTGCCAGCAAGAAGCATACAGATGAGATCTTTTTCATTCTTAGGGAGAACAGCGGGAAAGGTTACTTTTAATGCAGACATAGTTTATCCACCATTGACATAAACATTCGAACCATTTGATATTCTAGAATGACCGCAAGTATCATTATCGCCTCGACGATTGACTGGAATATTTTCTATGTATACGTTCCTACTACCATTGGCTGTTTCTGGACTAAAATGCTTACCTATACCATGTCCTTGAACTCGACTGCCATCTACACTTACTAATAAATTATTAGCATACACAGACTTTTGAACAACGGCAATAATAGGTGCCCCAATGTTATTAGTGTCAAATTGTCTATGTATTTCTGGCATATTATAATATAATACTACTGCTATTTCTAATCGGTTTGATGCCAGTTGTGCTTTCTAGATAAGCATCTGCCACTTGTTCGTTAGTGTCGGCCACACACATAATTGTATGTGCTTTGAATACAAAATCACTGTTAGGTTCGGCAGTCATCATGAATGGAATCATTTGAAGTCCATCTCTGCTGGCCGCTAGAATAACAGGCTTACTAATAGTAAGACCTTCTGAAGTTTGTCCTGTGATTTTACCAACAACTTCATCGCCGTTGGCTAGTTTCATACTGACTGTTTGTCCAATTTTGTTTTCTTTTAACATATATGTATTTATTGAGTTTTTAACCACGTGACTAGATCAGTATAACCTCCAATGGCCTGATCGTCGATAAAGATTTGAGGCACCGAGCGTGGTGTAGCCCCCAATCTTGTTGTTAGATTTTCTAACAATGTTTCTCTTGTTTCTGCTGTAATGTAGTGTTCTGTGAACTCCCAGCCCTTGCTTTTAAACAAGTTTTTTGCTTGTGTGCAGTATGGACACGCATCTTTTGTATAAATTTCTACCTTCATCATTCGTCTCTAAATAAACTTTCTTCGTACTCTGTTAACGCGGCTTGAAACTCTTCTTCTGTTAGTCCATGCCATCCACAGCATTTGCCGTTTGGGCTACGGCCACAGCCGCATTTTCCAAATTCTTCTTGTTGTTCTTTAACTCTTACTTGCATTATTATACTCCCTTTTTAATTTTATCGATAATTAATTTAGTAGATTCTGTGATAGGCATGTTTGGATAGTCTTCTCTCAGCAATCGTAGATAGTTAAAATTATTAAATTTAATCATTTTTTTACGATTGATTAAATCTCGATTAGTTAGTTTTTTCATTATGCCTGACTAATATCATATGTTTGAGCAAAGATATCTTTCTTTACTGCACCATAATCATTGACACCATGTCTAACAATATAATCATTACCTGTTGTGTAATTTAAGTCGCCCCATGATGTATGAATAACACCATTGTGGTCAGCAAGTTTGGCAACCTTTAAGATTTTCTTAGGACTTGCAATGCCGTTACCTAAATCGTCTTTCATTTCATGAAACTTCTCAGGAGTAATTGGATATTTCTCTCCTTTTGGACCAGTCATAATATAATGACCTGCTAGATAGTTGACGGGACCTTCTAATGTTTGAACAGTGCCTGCTTGTTGAGCGATCTCATACTTTTCTTTAGCTGGCTTTTTAAATGTTTTAAAACTACCTTGTTCAAACCATTTATCATTAATCTGTGCTACTACTTCGTTAATTTTCATTTTGTTTTCTTTATAAAGTTGGCAATGCATCATAATCGATGCTGTCGCTCATTACACCGATTACATAATTAGTGCTTTCATTTTCCTGTAATGCTGTTTGTTTTTTACTGGTGTCACTGTGTTTGTTAAACCAAGGGATAGGTGTTGATTTAGGCGCAGGACTTTGATATTTAATACCTATATCCTTTAAAGCATTTACTGCGGTATAATCAACAAACTCTTTTAGAATATTTGCATTCAATCCAATCACTGGTCCCATTTTAAACAAGTAATCTGCCCAAGCCTTTTCTTCACGAATAACATCAGCGTACAAGGCATATACTTCAGCTTCGCATTCTTGTTTGGCTTTTACAAAGCGTGGATCTTCTTTGACAACTTGATTGATCAAATAAGCAGTCCAGCCTTTGTGCAACAATTCGTCTTGTAAAATCAAACTAATAATGTTGCCGTTACCAATAAAGATTTTGTTTTCAACCATGGCCAAACTGGTGGCAAAGCTAACCATAAAGCGGAATGCTTCCAGTGCATAGCTGGCGTTGAGTGCCATCCAAATTGCTTTAATGTGCGCTTCTTCATTAACTGATCCGTCTATTTCTTTCATGCAGTTAATTCTATGCAACTCGTCATAATATTTGCCAACGCTACTGGCCATGTCTACAATTTCTTTAGTGTCATGGATAGTGTTAAAAACATCCTTGGGCACGTTGTAGATGTTACGAATGATATGGCTGTAACTCTTACTGTGAATGTTTGTTTCAAAGAATCCCCAGTTGTACATTAGTGCTTCTACTTCAGGCAATGAGCATACCGGCGTAAATACCTGTGTCGGACCACGACCTTGTAAACTGTCTAAGGCAGTTTGACGCAACAAGTTTGATGTAAAGATATGTTTGACAGCATCGCTGGCATCTTTAAAGTCGTTGCTGTCTTTGGTAAGACTTACTTCTTCTGGTTGCCAAAAGAAACCGCGAGCAGTTGCATCATAGTCTGCGATCTTTTTGTACTTGACTTCTTCAAATCGTTGAATAGTAACTGGACCCATTGGATCTAGAAACATTTTACGATTTAAATAATCTGTTTTTGTGTTTAGGTTGTATTGTGATTTTGACATTTTAAATTATTTTTTCTAAGTATGGATCAATGATATTCGCTATCATTTCGTGACCTTGCTTTGTAGGATGATGTGTAAACGGGTTCAACAAACCCCTGTCTATTAACCATTGAACTCTATTTGAATCAACTTCCCAAATAGATTTATGATAGCCGGTATCCATGTCAACAAGTCCGCTTTCTGCTGCCATTGTCGAAAGTAGATCTCGATAGGCTACATTTGTTTCTATTAAATTATCAATAGCATTGGAATAACTATGATGATTAAATGTATCAAACCATAAATTGTCAATGCCCACGGCTTGATAAAATCGATTCATAAAATTCATTTCATCTGTCAATCTTTCAACTTCGTTGTCATGATCGTAAAAATATTTAATCATAAAATCTATTTCATTTTGAAAATCTTCCGCATAGTAATTATACATGAGATTTTGCATTTTTCCTGCTCTGTTCAAATATACTTCATTTCTAGCCGTTGATGTAATCCCATGCAAAGCAATAATTTTTGTTCCAGTGTCAACCAACTGAGTATAATGTGATGATGATAAAAATTGTTTAAGTAATCTAAACTGTTGTTGATTACTTGCTCCACCTTTTGAAAGATTGATATTTTTAATACCATATTTTTTAGATAAGATTCCTCGAAAACTCAAGTTGTCGCAGACTTCATTATTCCAAAAGATTCCATTAACGTCAATAGAATCGGCCTGCGACATACCATGTTCGTAGCCGACACCAATGCCTTTTGTCCAACTGCAACCAGCTGTTAATAATACTATATCTCTCATCTTTTACAAAATTAAAGTTTACAACTTTCACAGTCTTCTTCATCGTCAAAGTTAATTGGTTCTAACATAGCAGGTGCATCTTCTGCAACTACTTTACTGCCTGCTTTATTGATAAGACTATAATAAAAAGTTTTCAATCCCCAGTAGTGACTTTGCATCAAGTTCTTGGCAATCAACGTTGTTGGAACTTTTCTATCTGGAAAATATGCAGGGTTATAAAACGTATTAGTACTGATACTTTGATCAACATAGGCGGCAATAACTGCGGCTGTCTTTAAATAGCCGTCGCAGTCTTTTTGTTCCCACATTAACTGATACTTATTCTTTAACTTATGGTACTCGGGTACTACTTGCGTGAAGGATCCTGCTTTGCTTTCTTTTGTGCTGATCAACGACATGGGCATTTCAATACCATTTGTACTGTTAATAACAACTGAACTAGATTCAACTGGTGCAACCGCCATTTGTGTGGCATTGCGAACACCGTGTTCTTTCATGTGACTACGCAATGTTTCCCAATCAAGTTCCGGAGCAAAGTCTGCTAATTCATTGACACCTTTGGCACGTAGTTCCCAAGGGAATGTACCTTTCCCATAACGTGTCTTGTCACTGCCCAAGCATTTGCCACGTTCCTGTGCTAGTTCTACACTTGCTTCGGTTAGGTAGTAGGCTTGATGTTCCATCCACGTCTTGACTTCAGCCAAGGAGTCTCGTTCTCCGTACCTAAGGCTTCGCTTGGCGTGCCAGTAGGCAAGGTTAGTGACTCCGATTCCCAGCGGTCTGATTTCGTCGTTGGATAGTTTAGACTGTATGGAAAGAAAGTCTTGATAGTCAAGAATGTTGTTGAGGCTACGATGCAGTATACGGCAAGCACGGCGCATGTCTTCTGGGTTACGGAACGCACCCCAATTGATTGAGCCCAGGGTGCAAAGTGCGATACGACCGCTATCGTCATCCAAACGTTTAAAGGACTTAGTAGGTAAAAGTATTTCACAGCAAAGGTTACTTTGATAAATGGTGTGGTATTCAGGATCAAACGGTCCTTGATTCATCACGTTGTCAATGAACACTAGATAGATACGTCCTGTATCTGTGCGTTCTTTTAGAATGCCAGACTTGAATACTTCTTCAGCTGACATTGTTTTCTTACGAAGACCTGGAGTGTTTTCGTAATTGACATACAACTCTTCAAATAGTTGTGTGTTAGAGTAAAAGGCTTGATATAAGTCAGGTACTTCATTGGGATCAAAGAATGTTATTTGTTCTTTGTTTTTGAATCGTCTCCAGAATAAAGCACTAAGCACAACCCCATAATCCATATGACGGACTCGGGTTTCCTCTGTTCCTTGATTGTTTTTGAGTACAATAAGGTCGTCAAACTGGTGATGCCAGATTGGATAAAAGATAGTAGCACTTGCATTGCGAATTCCTCCTTGTGAACATGAACGCAGATCTCCAAACCATTTCTTTAAAAATGGAATCATACCTGTGTGCATGATTTCGCCGCCCCTGATGGGACTGCCTAAAGGACGTAGTCGCCCAATTTCTAAACCAATGCCAGCACGTTTGCTGGCATACTTGGCCATCATTTCTCCTGACGCGAAAATGCTGTCCAAATCATCATCCGAGCGAATAAGTACACAACTACTAAACTGTTTAGTAGGAGTACCAAGCCCTGCCAACACTGGCGTAGCCAAAGTAAAAAGTCCATCTGATGCCGCATTGTAATATTCCTTTATGTAACGCATACGAGCTGAGCTAGGTTCTTCCTTATGAAAGACTGTGGCGGCTGCAACCATGTATCTAATTTGTGGTGTCTCGTATGTTTCTTTTGTACTACGATTCTTTACTAAATATTTTTCAATAAGTTGTTCAATGGCGGCATAACTGTATTCTTCATCTTTAGAATGATCTAACATGTCATTCATTTTATTCCAATCTTCTTCACTATACCAGTCAAGAAGTTCACTGGTATAAAGACCTGTTGCTACATTCTTTTTAACAATGTCATAAAGATGAGGTACTTCATAACTACCATAGACATCTTTCCGTAGCATACTTAAACGTTGCTTGCCTGCCACGTATTGATAATTTGTGTGCCCGATGTCTGGATTGGCTTCTACATCAATAAGATTGACAATGGCACGAAGTGTAATCTCGTCTATCTCTTGTGTGGTAATGCCATCATAGAACTGCGGCTGTGCTTTGATCTCAACCATGCTTTGACTCACGTCTGCTATACCTGCACATATCTTAGTAATCTGAGCCTGCCATTTTTCAATCATTAATAATTCTTGTCGTCCACTGCGCTTGATAACAGTGATGGCTCTGGCTGATGTTGTCATTCTATTCTTTTCCTTGATCATTTTAGTATTCTATTTAACTTGAGAATGTAATAATTCTGTTATATTTTAATGTGTGTCAAATCGCTTTTGGTAATTTTATTTAAAATCTCAAAGTCGCATTGCTCAATAGGTAATACATGCCCAAGTGTATAATTTAGCACTGTCTTCTCATCAATAACTACTACTAGATGTATATCTTTTTCG